CCATTAGGTGTCATGGCAATATTACCATTAGTTGTAGACGTTGTAATAGTACGAGCTAAAACATCTAAGTTACCACCTAGCTGTGGGCTAGTGTCTTCTACAACGTTAGAGATAGCACTAGAAGTAGCCAAGCCTGAGACTACAGCACTTCTTGTTATTTTCTTTAAGCCACCACCAGATGTATCAATGGCTAAGAATACGTCATCACTTGCGACAGTACTTATCTCTGATAAATCACCAACAGCAGTAGGATTAAAGTTTGTACCGTCAGCAATAAGAAGCATACCTGCAGTGTTAGTTCCCATAACTAGGTCATCACCAGTTACAGTAAGATCACCACTAACTACTAAGTTACCTGTAACATCTACTGAAGACCCTGTAACTAAGTTAAGTTTACCCCCAGAAGTTACTGTAAGATCAGTGTTGTTACCCTCAATCTTCTCGCCAGTTCCAAAAGTAACACCTACGTTAGCAGGTACAACTATGTCTGAAGTAGCAGTTAAGTTAATTTTAGCACCTGATGTTATAGTTAGATCAGTGCTATCACCTTCTATCTTTTCACCAGTACCAAAAGTAATACCTACATTAGCGGGTATAACTACGTCTGTTCCTGCAGTAAGGTTGATGGCTCCATCAGAAGCAATGTCTAGTGTAGCATCTGCGCTAGAACTAATGTGAACAGCAGTATCACGAAACTGTACTTTTTTATTTGTAGCTACAAGTATGTCTTCAGCTAGCCCATCTATATAAGCACTACCATTAATATATATGTCACGCCACTCTTGACCTGACGAACCTAAGTCAAAGGATCCAGCAACACCATTAGGAATAATGCTAGAGTTTACGTCTGCACCAAAGACAACGTTATCTGTAACCGCATCACCAAGAGTAATTGTACCACCATTAAACGTAGTAGTACCTGTTACTGTAAGATTACCACCGACACCTAAGTTACCTGAAATGTCTGCAGCACCATCCATATTAATAGTAGTAGCTACAAGGTGTATTTCGGTAGCTGCTACAAGATCAATATTTCCAGCACTAGCTGAATGAATGTAATTAGAAGTATTAGTAAACTGTATCTTTTCGGTAGTAGCCATAAGTATGTCATCAGAAAACTCAAAGTAGTCTTCATCTTCCATCCATTTTAGAGTACCATCATTACTACCACCATTAAAAACAATAGATACGTCACCAGCATTTGTTCCAATAGTAAGAACATCGGTTGCTGCTAACGTAATAGGACCACCTTCACCAGCAGTACCATCGTGTGTGTGACCTGTACTAGAAGCAAAAGCAGCTAAAAGTTGATCATACTCATTATTAAAGAGGTCTGATGTAATAACATCGCCATCTGTAAAGGTTGATTGTCTTGTGTATGTAGCGCCCATTTAACGTCTTGCTCCTAATAAATACTCTAACTGAAAACCTTTAAGGGAATAAGGGGCAGATTCACCACCATCATTTATTCTTAATACAACGGAAAATCCAGAGCCTTCTACTGGTTGTCTTATAAGGGGCTGAGAAGGACCACCAAAAACAAACCTAACTGCACCACCAATAGTACTAAATACCGCTTGACCAAACTGTGCTGCTACTAAAGTAGAGTCTAAAGAGTAAGCTACAGGTCTAGTAGAGTCTGCATTTTCGTTGTCGTACCGTACTAATAGTTCTGCATCAATAGCAGATTCAGGTTTATAGTTAATAATAACTCTTTGCATATGTTTACGTATGCCTGTATCACCAAAAGATAAGTCAGAGCTTCTATATCTTCCTAGTACTGGAGTACCATCAAAGGTGTTACCTTTTTCTTGTCTATGTATAAAGCCACTAACATCTCCATGTAGTACAATTACATCACCTGCCTTAACAAAAGTATCTGTAGAAGTAGGTTTTATGCCACGCATTTCTGAAAACTCATAGCCTTCTTCTTTCATAACACAAGTAATACCTCTTGTAATACTGTCTGCCTGACCATCTTTAGTAAAAAATATTCTGTACTGTGTCTTGTCTTGAATAACAACGCTTTCAAACAAAGCAGAGTCTTTAATATTAGCATCAAAAATAGATTGTACGTTTCTACTTATTGTTCCAAGTTCAACGTCACCAATCTTTGCTGTAGCAGCAACTGTACGTAAGCCGTCTGGTCCAAGAAACACTAAGTCACCACCAAATTCTTGTATAGTGTCACCATTCAAACAGCCAATACTTCTAGTAACTGGAGACATTGCAAAATCTGAAGAAGTGTTCCCTGTTAATTTAAATATTCTATTTTCACAAAATATAAAAAGAGAATCTCGAAATACTTTTAATCCTGTAATAGTGTCGTCTACTCTAATACTACCTGCGCCATCACCGGAAGCAAAATTATCTTCATCAAACGGTGCGCTGAATATAACTTCTTCTGGAGTAGTAGACTTACCCGCATAAAACATATGATCTTTAAAAGAAGCTATAAACTTAGACCCTACAACTGCTGTTGTAGATATGTCTACTGCGCTTAATGCTAAGTTAAAAGCTACCGGGGCATTTACACCATCAACAAATACAATTTTTTCAGTGCCATTATAATTAAAGCGTTCAAATCTATATTTAGAAGCGTCTGTTCTACCTGTATCTATTTCTGTCCAAGGAGAAGAAACAGTTACGTTAGTAAAGTGCGTACCATCTCCAGTACCTGCTGCAGCCCGTGTTACACCTGTAAATTGATTAGGGTTTACTGTAGAATTTACACCTGTATAAGTAAATTTTTCAGAGTTTATTTGAACTGTACCGCTAGTTGCAAATCCAAGAACAGTGTCTACTTTAATTGTAGCTGATCCTGACATAGTTTCACTTATACTTATACCAAGAGCTAGTTCGGTAGAAACAGCAGAAAATATTTTTTGCCCCCTACAGGCTAACACTTTATTTCCGAAGTTAGCTACGCCTATTATTCTTTCAGAAGAACTAGAGGTTTGTGGTACAACTTCATTAACAAACTTACGAAAGCCATTTATTCTTCTGTAGCCACCCTCAACGTCAGGTTCAAAGTTTTCTAAAACTAAAGCTTCGCCCGGTTGCATAAGAAAAGAAGAGCGGTTTAAAACTAAACCACCTTCACAGTTAAATGCCGCTGGTTGTGCTTTTGAACTATCAACCATTAAAAAGAAATTCCAATATTATAATTGCTTGGTCTATATATAACAGTTGACCTAACGTATTCGTATTTATTTACAAGAAGACTTTGTACATTTTTTATACCTTGTTCAAAACGAATAAAGTTTGTATTGTACTGATCTAACTCTCCACGATACTGATACACAAAGGCAGCAGCACCGTCTACAATAATAGGAGAAAACCTGTCGGGAATACTAGTAACATCTCCATGTGCAGCTAAGTCACTTGGAAAAGTATAAAAGTCAAACACTAGTGTGTATTGTTTGTCGGGTAAGGGGTACAGTAAATAATTATTATCTGGAGTACGTACAATAAATTGAGGCACTCCACCATTTGTAAATAGAGCTACCTGTACACCAGTAGCGTGGGCTGCAGCAGTAGTACTATTAGCACCCCTAGTACAACCAGTAAAAGTAGTAGACGTAGTACCTGTGTAAGATACTTGCTCACCTAGTATAAAGAGAACTCCGCTAGTAGCAAAGTCTGCAGTGCTTACAACAGTAATTGTAGTAGCACTATCTGTTAAAGAACCATTTAATGTTGTTGCGTCTACTTCATCTTCTTGAATAGCAAAGCCTCTACTAATATATTCATTATAATCTAGCTTTGTAAGATTGCCCCCAGAAGTATTGAGGTCAGTATTCTTTTTTATTCTAGCTGTATTATAATCAATATGTTTAGTACTAGTAGGTACAGTATATCTAGTTGTACCGGGAACTAATGTAGATGTATTAGTTGCGTGATTAAAAGGATAACCAAATTCTTTTTGATTAATGTATCGTATGGATTCATTAACAGCATTTTGACATTGTACTTGAACACCCCTAGCGTCTGCAAAGCTAGCAGCAGTAAGAGCAACTTCATTCATACGAGTTATAACATCGTTAGTTAATGAAAGATATGTCAGGGCCATTATGTTTCCTTAAAATGCAGCAATGGGGCCAGCGCAAAGCCAGCCCCAAAGTTTAGTGTAGTGTTACAGCAAGTCACGCTGGGCTTCACCAGCCTCAGTGTGAGCAGCAGAAATATCTGCAACTACTGCATAGACACGTAAGCGTCCAGTTGCAGCGGCAGCACCAGCGATAACAACATCAATGGTATCTGCAGCACCAACAACAGCAAGTGCTTCAGCAGCAAAAGTAGAT